GGTCCTATCGCTGTTTTTGTTAGCGTCTTTCTCATCTACCCTCTGGGTCAATCGAGTTGGTTTTTCGCTCCATCTTTTGGGGTCGCCGCTATCTTCAGATTCCTCTTATTCCTACAAGGATTCCACAACTGGACTCTGAACCCATTCCATATGATGGGTGTAGCAGGTATCCTTGGTGGTGCTCTCCTCTCTGCTATCCATGGTGTGACTGTAGAAAATACGCTCTATCAAGATGGCGAACAAGCAAATACTTTCAAGGCTTTTGATAGTACGCAAGAGGAGGAGACTTACTCGATGGTTACTGCGAACCGCTTCTGGTCACAGATTTTCGGTATTGCTTTTAGTAACAAGCGTTGGCTGCATTTCTTTATGCTCTTCGTTCCCGTCATGGGTCTCTGGACTGCTTCTATCGGTATTATTGGACTCGCTCTTAATCTTCGTGCTTACGACTTCGTTAGTCAGGAGATTCGTGCAGCGGAGGATCCTGAGTTTGAAACGTTCTATACAAAGAACATTCTCTTGAACGAAGGTCTCCGTGCTTGGATGGCACCTGCTGACCAACCGCATGAGAACTTCATCTTCCCTGAGGAAGTTCTACCAAGAGGCAACGCACTCTGATTATCAAATAAATAGAGGGTGTAACAACCCTCTTTTTTAATGTCTAAGTTTTATCCTAGAGGTTTTTTTGGTCCTGTATGTGACATCCAACCTTCGGATGATTCTTTAAGAACTCGTCCAAGAAAAGTACCAGAGGATGAAGAGGATGATCGCTATGAAACTATTCCGATCGACATTGATTTCCCTGATGTCATCAAAGAGTTTGATCCCCCACCTCCATATCTGATTGGTAGAAAGTGTAAGAGGAGAGAATTACCAGACGGCACGTTTGAATATTATGATTGTATTGATGAATATAATTATGACTATCCTCCTGATAGAGATTTGATTGACAGGATTACGGATGTTGTAGATTTATTCCCATCAGATCCTATCTTCTTTGTTCCAGAAATAACACCTATTTCATGTAACCCTTTTGATCCGAACATCAATATTCTGCCAGAGACTATGGTGTTGTCGGATGGAACTTTAGCAAAAAAATATTACTACGCTAACTCCAGTCCTCCAACATTTCCTGTTGATGCGGATGCAAAATTTACCTTTGCAGAATCAAGTAATCAGTTTTCTTTTACCACTGGTAGTGGTAGTGGTGGAACTTATCCAATTACAGTAGCAGCACAAGGAACAAATGGTAGAGGGTCTACTGCTGCACTTAAATCTGTTTCAAGTAATGTAATTAAATGGACAGATTCGACCAGTCAAATGGATACTGATGCAGAATTGAAAATTGTATCAACTGATTCTGGTACGACTGCTAGTTTTAGTGGAAGTAATGAAAGTAATCTTGAATTAAATGTTACTGGTGGTGGCAATGTTACTTTAGAATTCGAGTGGGATGATGATGTAAACGCCAATGGACAAGCAGTTGGTGCATTAACTATTAATGGTCAGACATATAACCAGACAGGTGATGAAGGAGACACAACAATAACTATTGGTAGTACCACTTTAAACTTAGTTGTTGGTGGCACAGGTCAATCTAATATAAACATCACACTTGACTGGGATGATAATCCAAGTACATATGGTCAAGCACTTGGTTCTGTCAGTATTGCTGGTGCTACCTGGACACAAACTAGTGGTGTTCGTAAAGGCAGTGATACGAAAACTTTAAGTCTTACTCCTGGTACTTACGCCGCAACTATTACTGGGGGTTCTGGATATGGTGGATTCACTTTAAAGAATGGCAATACAGAAGTTTGTTTCAAGGATTTAGATGGTAATGATTGTAATGCATTACTTAAGTTTGGGCAGCAAACTGGTATTACAACAGTACAAAACGATAGTGCATGGTCTGATGAAGGTAACTCATATGCAGTATGGGTAAACCCAGAAGTCTGTACCTTACCTTTACAAACTCAGACAATCACCTACTATATTGAGATCCCTACTACAGCAACGTATGCATTCAGAATGGGTTCTGATGATAGAATGACTGTCACCTTAGATGATAGTGATGTAATCTTGGATAATCAGGCAGGAGGAATATTCAGACACGGAAGTCTCAATACCCCATACACTGCAACTAGAACTTTTACTGGTGGTACTACATTGAAACTAGTGGTAGATGTGTATAACTCTGCTGCTAGTCCCAATAACATTGATGCTGATGGCAATCCTTTTGGTAAAGCATATCTGTGGACAGACAACCCTGGTGGTTACTTTATCAAGATCTGTAGAGGTAACAAATGTTTTGAAGCGAGTAACGTGACATGGGTTCCTTCTGGTCCTCACGTTAATTGGGGTGATCTGATGAGTGCTTATTCAGTGTACCCATCATCTAATGATGTCCTAACAGGAATTGCACATACTACATCTTGGAATCTCAAAGTACCTTTTACAGGTAACTATCTGTTAGAGTATGCAGTAGATAACACTGGAACTCTTGCTTTGAATGGTTCTACCATTGCATCATTTAGTGGGTTTACAACAACACAATCACAGACAATTACACTTGCAGAGGGTGGTCACGTCTTAACGGGTACATGTACAAATGTAGATAATGGTCGCACCTGGGAAGGTAACCCCGCTGGACTGGCATGGAAACTATCTTATCCTTCAGCAAATGCAAATTTGACTGCTAAGTTTAAACCGAATGGTTCTATCCAAGTCGATGGAACTGGTTCTGGAGATTTGGCATTGAATTTTGCATGGAATGAAAACAATCAAACTCAAACTACAACCTCAAATATCAATGCTCAGTTCAACAATGGTACAGGATTAGTTGTTGGTGGTACTGGCACTGGTACAGTTACCCTAAGATTTGAATGGGATGACAATCCAAACACATATGGTCAGGCACTTGGTACTTGGTCTATTGGTGGTGTTGGATTTGTACAGACTGATACTGAAGAGGCAAGTGTTGAGAAAACTTTATCCAATGCTCAGGTAGGAACCTATAAGACAGTCATTGTTGGTAACACTGGAAGCCTTGTTAGAGAGAATAATAATAAAGATCTAGTCTTTGATGATAATCCTAGTAATGGATTTGATGAAAATGCAAGATTGAAAATTACTAGTGGTGATGCATACTTTAATTCTAGTGGTGATTTAGTTGTGAATACTGCTGGTAACATCCGATTTAAATTTGAATGGGATGATAATCCTAATACTTCTGGTAAGGCACTTGATCACATTGTTGTTGGTGTAGATGGTAACAACTACTTCACTCAATCTTTGGGCGTTTCCTCAGGTTCCAGCGAAATCACGTTAAATGTAGAAGCAGGTAAAACTTATGCAGCAACCTTGACACATCAGACAGGAGGGTATAGAATCGAAGGTAATGCAACTAGAGTTTGTTTCAAGGATAGAGATGGTAGTGATTGTAATGCTACCCTCAGAATCAAAAACATTACTAACTCTACTACAACAACTGCATTAAATGCTGATACTGCCTTAGGCACATACTCTGTCGGTAGTCAAACTTTTACACAAACTTCTGCTGAATCTGGATCTGCATCTGGAACAATCAGAGTAGAAGCAGGCAGAACATATCCTGCAGTGATTCTAAGAAATCCTAATGGATTTGTAAGACAGAATAATAATCAGCAATTAGGTTTCAAAGACTCTGGTGGAGTCAAAGCAACCGTTACTCTCGGTTCTATTACTACTCAAGAAATTGTAGTTGGAACATCTCGTGATCGTAATACATCAGGAGACGGGAATCTTTTCTGGCACACTAGGATTGGTGCTGGATATAGAATATCAACTCAACCATATCAAGACTAATGGATCTACCAAAAATTAAAAACGAGGATCTACCAGAAGAATTAAGAAAACTTCTTGGTGATTCTGATGCTGAGTTTGATGCGATCGTTGATCCTAAAGATATCATCGATTTAAATGTAGATTTCAACGAACTTGAAAATCAACGCCTAGACATCGCTAAAAAGTATATTGAGTCTAGAGATAGACTAAACGAAATTAGAAAAAAGGAACGACATGGGGATGTATGAAGAACTAAATTGCTTTGAAGAAGCACTAAAACATTTTGGCACCCGTGTTGAAATGGCATGTGCTATGGAAATGGGTAGGAAAATCAGTCCTGAAGTTGCATATCAAATGATTAAGGACGAGATGAAAGAACTGAAGAAGTGCAGGAAACTCTACAAAAAAGAGTCCTGCTAACTTGTATAAATACTCATTCGTAACTTTGTTACAAACTGAAACACTTGACCTGCAGTAACAAGTGTGCTATACTATTCCCAACGCAGACAAGTCGAGTCTGCTTCCATCTGCGGGTAAACACTCCGCAAGTAAAACAAAGGTATTAAACAAATGATCAAATCTGTATTCGCAGCAACTGCTGCTCTGTCTGTCTCCGCTGGTGCTGCTGTCGCTGGTCCCTACGTTAACGTAGAAACCAATGCTGGTTGGACTGGCTCTGAGTATTCGGGTGCTGCCACAGACCTTCACGTTGGCTACGAAGGCGCACTGGGCGAGAATGCTTCATACTACGTTCAGGGCGGTGCTACCCTCGTCTCTCCTGATGGTGGCGAAACCGATACTGTTCCTTCTGGTAAGGCAGGCATCGGCATTGGCGTGACCGATGCACTGGGTGCATACGGCGAAGTCTCCTTCGTTGGCAGTGGCGATGAGGACATCGACCGCGGCTATGGTGCTAAACTGGGTCTCAAGTACAGCTTCTGATATATAGTATGAGACCTTTCGTGCGGTCTCTACAAAATCGGAACTACCAATAGGGGACTCTTAGGAGTCCCTTTTTTCTTCGGAGAAACTATGAACTTTACAATCTATACTAGACCTGGTTGTCCTTATTGCACAAAGATTAAGTCTGTGCTGAGTGGCAAAGGTTATCAATTCAAGGAAGCTGTCCTTGGAAATCATTTTAATCGTGAACAATTCTATGCTGAGTTTGGACAGGGTGCCACTTTCCCCCAAGTTCTGTTAGACTCTAAGAGACTGGGTGGTTGCACCGAGTCTGTTAAATATCTGCGAGAGAACAAACTAATTTGATGGAAGAATTTTGCGAACTGATTGAAAGATCAATCGACGTTGCTTTTGAACAAGACAAGTATTTGTTTCGTTGTTACACCTATCTCAAGACTAGCAAAACAACTAGAAAAGACGTTCGTAAATTTATAGATTCTACCACTGCAAACAATGTAACTTCTTTGATTTCTGATCTTGAACAATACATCAAGGGTGGTAACAAAGTAGTTCGTGAAGCATATGGACATCTCGGAAAACCTAAGGCGAGAAAGATACTTAAGTACCTGACAACCATTATAAATGATGCTGTTCAATACGAAAAAGATCGTCGCCCAGGTCGAAAAAAGAAAGCTAAATAATCTTAAGTTCAAAACTTAGGAGGTTGGTTTCCAATATTATTGTAAACTTTTTAACGGGGGAAACCATGTTAGTAGCACTAGTAGTCTTGGTTGTTATCGGAGCGTTCATCTTAGGAATTTCCGTTTCTTGGTTGGCGAAAGGATACGTCGAAGACTTTATTGAAAACGCTGCATATGCGAAATCAGTGACACATCCCGAGATGTTTGACGCTGATGGTAATATGATACAGGATGAACTTATTTTTCTCAGACCAGAAAATCCATACTGGAATTTTGAACCTGAAGAAGATGAAGAATGACTTAAGGAGTTAATTATGCCTACACGATCTATGGAAAATAGCAACCCTAGGTTGCTTATCAGTGAGATTTTGAGAAAGGTCTCCAATGCAAAAACGAAGCAGGAAAAAGTTTCGCTGCTTCGTAAGTACAACACTAATGCACTTCGTCAGTTGATGATTATCAATTTTGATGATAGTGTTGTTTGTGAATTACCTGAGGGAGATGTACCATACACTCCTAATGATGCACCAGTCGGTACAGATCATACTCGTCTAGAGTCTGAATACAAAGGTCTGTATCGCTTTTTCAAAGGTGGTGCTAAACTGCCAGGACTCAAAAGAGAATCAATGTTCGTTCAACTTCTTGAAGGGTTGTCAGCAGAGGAAGCAGAACTGCTGGTCCTGGTCAAAGATGGCAGGATGAACGAGAAGTATAAGAGGATTACAAAGGCAGTGATCTCAGAAGCGTTTCCCAGTATTGAGTGGGGAGGTCGTTCCTGATATGGGAAAAGGTATCAGAGTTTTGCATCAGGGTTGTGATCCATCTGTTGCAGATGATAAAACATTGCCTTATACTGCATACTTAGTTGAATACCTACAAGATGGTGTCACTAAGTTTGATATAGTGTCTGCTGGTAAAAAAGTAGACATCTTTGATCATTACTGGGACTTGTATAAGAACGACTTTCTTAACATGACACAAGCTGAAGGTAGAATTAATCCTAAATTATGGCAAGATCCGAACGCACCAAAGAAGAAAACAAAATGACAATCTACTTCGACAAACGTGCTGAAGAAGCACAGGATGCCGAAGCAGAAGAGGAAAAGAAAAAAGAGGACGCAATCAAAGCGGCGGCAGGGTGCGTGTCTCTATTTGCCAAACCTCTAATCCTTATGCTATTATGGAACTGGTTAATGCCAGGTCTATTTGGTCTTG